GTGCAAACCTGTCATCGAAAGATGATAAGGCGGCACACTGCTACCTCACGAACGAAAACTGGTGGAAGCATTGGAGGAAGAGAGCATTTTCCGCCAGATGGCAACGGTCATCAAAACTTCCAACGGCGACCGCAAGATTCCGATTGTGACTTCCAAGGGCGAGGCTGTCTGGATGGACGAAGAACAGCAGTATTCTCTTTCTGATGATACGTTCGGACAGGCATCGCTTTCCGCATATAAGCTTGGAACAGCAATTAAAATTTCAGAAGAACTTTTGAATGATTCTGTTTTTGACCTGCCGTCCTACATTGCAAAGGAGTTTGCAAGAAGAATCGGTTCTAAGGAAGAAGAGGCGTTCTTCGTTGGTGATGGCAAGGGCAAACCGACCGGTATTTTTAATGCTACAGGCGGTGCGGAAGACGGCACTTCTACCACAGGTACAAGCATTACATTTGATGATGTGATGGAACTCTTCTATTCTCTGAGAAGTCCGTACCGCAAGAAAGCTGTATGGGTGCTCAACGATTCCACAGTGAAGGCACTTCGCAAGCTGAAGGACAATACAGGTAACTATATCTGGAATCCGTCTGTACAGGCTGGCGTTCCGGATACCATTCTCAATCGTCCTTACAAGACATCCAGCTATGTACCGGAAATCAAGGCAGGCAACAAGTGCATGGCATTCGGTGATTTTAGCTATTACTGGGTAGCTGACAGACAGGGACGCTCTTTCAAGAGACTGAATGAACTCTTTGCTATGACAGGTCAGGTTGGTTTCCTTGCAAGTCAGCGACTGGACGGCAAGCTGATTCTTCCGGAAGCGATCAAGACACTCACCATCAAGAAAGCGTGATGCTATGATTACGCTGAAAGAAGCGAAAAACTATCTGAGAGTGGATTATGAGGAGGACGACAGTCTGATTCAGAATCTGCTTTCCACAGCAAAAAATCTGGTAATGGACGTTGGCAGAATGGATGAATCCGCACTTGTTGAAAATGAAGATACCGTGCGGACTGCGATGCTTTTCGCACTTGGTTATCTTTATGAAAATCGAAGTAATCCCGATTATCAAAAGCTAACGCTGAATCTTCGTTCAATTCTGTTTGCACAGCGAGAGGGTGTGATGTAATGGAAATCGGAACTTTGAATCAGAGAATTACCATTCTGGAACACAGGACTGTTATTGATGAGATTGGAAATCATATCACCAAATGGGAAGAAATATTCTCCCTATGGGCAAAGATTGCTGTAAAAACTGCAAGTGAAACCACTGATGCAGGAGTTACCAAAGAGGTACAGAAACTTGAATTTCTGGTTCGTCAGAGTCCTGCCTCGCTGAACATCAACAGCACCAATTTCCGTATTCTTTTCAGAAACAGCGTCTACAATGTCACCGGAATTACTCCTTTATACGACCACAACAACTACATGAAAATTGAGGGTGAGATACGAAAGGCAGGTACTTCCGATGACTACAGTTGATGCAATGGCTGATGAGATTATGAAAGGTCTGACAGACTACGCTGATCTTGCAGATGAGGCAATGAAAAAGACAGTCCGAAAAACTGCAAAGTCTGTAAAAGATGAAATATCTGCAAACGCTCCAAAGCGAACGGGTGCGTATTCAAAAAGCTGGACTGCCAAAAAGACAAAGGAAAACAGCCATTCTCTTGAAATGACCGTCCACAGTAAGAATCGTTACCAACTGGCACACCTTTTGGAAAAGGGGCATGCCAAGCGTGGCGGAGGTCGGGTATCCGGCAAACCGCATATTGCTCCTGCAGAAGAAAACGGTGTGCAGTTGTTGGAGCATTTAATCGAGGGGGCTTTGTCATGACCTACGAACAGATCGCTGAAATGATGGAAGAGATGGGACTGCCTTTCGCATATCATCATTTTGCCGAGGGTGAGAGTCCTGCACCACCTTTTCTTATTTTTCTTTCACCTGGAGAAAATACATTTTCTGCGGATAATTCCATGTATTTCAGCTTTAAGATGCTGGATATTGAACTTTACACAGATGTTAAGAATCCTGAACTTGAAAAACAAGTTGAAAGTGTTCTGAAGAAACGCAAAATTTATTACACAAAATCAGAAGTATGGATAGAGTCGGAAAAGCTCTATGAAGTGCTTTACGAAACGGAGGTATAACCAATGGCAAACAAGAAGAACAAAGTTAAATTCGGTTTGCAGAACGTATATTGGGCAAAAATCAATGAATGGGGTGAAGACCCTGACGGCAACAAAACTGTCCCTGCATATGGTCCGTCAAAGCATCTCCCCGGTGCTGTATCGCTTTCTATTGACGCAAACGGCGAGGCAGAAAATTTTTATGCGGACAATGGTGTTTATTATGTCATTAACAACAATGCAGGATATACAGGTGACCTTGAAATCGCCCTTATAACAACTGAATTTGCAACTGAAATCTTAGGAGAAATCCTTGATAACAACGGCGTTCTGGTGGAAAAGAATGATACAGAACTTGCACAGTTTGCATTGATGTTTGAATTTCTGGGTGACAAGCACCATATCCGTCATGTGATGTATTGCTGCAGTGCTTCTCGACCTGCAACAGAATCTGCAACAACGGAGGAAAGCACGGAAGTCAAGACTGAAAAGCTGTCGCTGAAAGCTACCCCTTTGCCGACAGGTCTTGTAAAGTCCAAGACAACGGAAAGCACCACAGAAGCGGTTTACAACAACTGGTTCAAGATGCCGTATAATCCTGATACGGTCGTGAAATCTTCCGCCAAAACATCTTAAGGAGGTACAGCATGGCTATTAAAAAGAATATTACAATCGATGGTATTGAAGTTCCTTTCAAGGCAAGTGCGGCAGTTCCAAGGTTGTATCGTCTGAAATTCAGACGTGATATTTACAAGGACTTTTCAGCCCTGAAAACGGAGGTCACCGAGGGCGATGAAAGCAAAAGTGAGATTGGCATTGAAAGCCTTGAAGTGTTTGAAAATATCGCATACATTATGGCAAAACACGCTGATCCGGAGAATGTTCCTGATAATCCGGATGATTTTCTGGAACAGTTCAACACCTTTTCTATTTATGAGATTCTTCCTCAGCTGATCGAATTGTGGGGACTGAATACAGCAACACAGGTTGAATCTAAAAAAAACATCGCCAAACTGACCGCCCGATGACCACACCTTTATTTCTTCTAAGATGCAAACAGCTCGGTCTTTCAATGACCGAGCTGGATCTGCTGACAATTGGTTTGATAAACGATATGTTTACCGAACGGGAAAATGACGATTATACGGGGTGGAATGAGGTTGCCGGACAGGCGGATTTTGATGCGTTTTAATTACAAATCATTTTCCTGTATTCTCTTTTGGGCAATGCCGTATACTTCTTCATCGGCTCTGGCACCAATTACAATAATCAGCATTTTATCATTTTGCTTGACAACTTTGTACACAACTCTAAGTCCTGCACTTTTCAGTTTAACTTTTAGAAAGCCGGACAGATCGTTGCCGTTTTTGTTTCCAAGCGGTTTTCCATATCCGCCCTCAAAAATCGGGAGTGGATTTTGTTTTACTTTCTTAATTGCTTTTAAGACCAGTATTCGTTGACTTCCGTCAAGCGATTTCAAATCATTTTCGGCTTCCGGCAGATATTCTACTTCCCAATTCATTCAAATTCTACCTCATCAAAGTCGGTTAAATCATCGTCTGTGATTCCGAGTTCTTTCATAACTTGTTCTTCCGGAATTGTTTCTTCCGGATTGAATTTTTCCATTCGTTTTACAGCCAGAGTGAGTAAGCGGGCATCATTCACTTCATCCATCAGGCTGACATATTCATCCGGAGAAAGAAGTACACATTCCGGTGCATTGTTCTTCATAACAACTTTTGCACCGCTGTTTTTGACATCCTGAAAAATTTTTCCTGCAAGTCCACGATTGAACTGCGAAATAGAAATGGTATTTTGAATTGCTGCAATAATGTTCATACGCTACACCTCCACTTATAGTATACGTCATTTTTGCAGAAATGTCAATAGATTTGCTGATAAAAAAACTGATTATTTTATTTGAATCGAGGTGAAACCACAGTGGCAAACAGAATCAAGGGTATCACCGTTGAGATCGGCGGTGATACGACCAAGCTGTCCAAAGCTTTAGAGGGTGTAAACAAGAACATTAAAAACACCCAATCACAGCTGAAAGACGTAGAGAAACTCCTGAAGCTTGACCCAAAGAACACAGAGCTGCTTTCACAGAAGCAGAAACTTCTTGCTGACAGCATTTCTGCCACAAAAGATAAACTTGCAACGCTGAAAACTGCCGCAGAACAGGCAAATACTGCTCTTGCAAATGGCGACATCACACAACAGCAGTATGATGCCTTGCAGCGTGAAATTGTCGAAACAGAAAATGAACTGAAAAGACTTGAAGCAGAAGCCAAAAATGCAAATTCTGAACTTGCTAAAATCGGTGAGGCAGGACAAGTTCTCCAAAATGCAGGCGATAAAATTTCAGGTGCAGGTGAAAAACTTCTGCCTGTTACCGCAGGTGTGACAGCTCTCGGAACTGCTGCTGTGAAAACAGCCTCCGACTTTGATTCTGCGATGTCAAAGGTTGCCGCTGTATCAGGTGCAACGGGTGATGATTTGCAAAAACTCCGTGACAAAGCCCGTGAAATGGGCAGTAAAACAAAGTTTTCAGCAAGTGAAGCTGCCGAAGCGATGAACTATATGGCGATGGCAGGCTGGAAAACAAATGATATGCTGTCGGGTATTGACGGCATCATGAATCTTGCAGCAGCCAGCGGTGAAGACCTTGCCACAACATCGGATATTGTTACAGATGCACTTACAGCTTTCGGTCTGACAGCACAGGATAGCGGACATTTTGCTGATGTGCTTGCGGCTGCAAGTTCCAACGCAAATACAAATGTATCTATGCTTGGCGAGTCATTCAAATACTGTGCTCCGATTGCAGGTGCTTTAGGTTTTTCTTGCGAAGATACCGCTGAAGCACTTGGTTTAATGGCAAACGCAGGTATTAAGTCTACGCAGTCCGGCACTTCCATGCGTTCCATTATGACAGCTCTTTCAGGAGAAGTCAAATTCTGCTCTGAATCTTTTGGAGAAATGGAAATTGCAACTACCAATTCAGACGGCTCTATGCGTAGTCTTTCTGATATTTTAGCGGATTGCAGAGTGGCATTCGACCAGATGTCCGAATCCGAAAAAGCAAGTGCCGCACAGTCGCTTGTAGGCAAAAACGCAATGTCAGGCTTTCTTGCTTTGATGAATGCTGCACCTGCGGATATTGATAAGCTATCAGGTGCAATTGCAAATTGTGACGGCACTTCTCTTTCTATGGCGGAAACTATGCAGGACAATCTCGCAGGACAGCTTACCATTTTGAAATCTCAGCTTGAAGAACTTGCTATTTCTTTCGGCGAGATTCTGATGCCTGTTATTCGTGACATCATCACCAAAATACAAGGATTTGTGGACAAACTGAACGCCCTTGACCCTGCAACAAAACAGACCATTATTAAAATTGGATTGATGGCTGCGGCTTTAGGTCCACTTTTGATTGTGGTTGGCAAAACGATTTCTTCTATTGGCGGACTGATGACTTTTATCAGCAAAGTCCCGACAATGATTGCAGGTACTAAGACTGCATTTTCAACGCTTGGTGCTGCAATTGGTGGTATTTCTGCTCCTGTGGTGGCTGTCGTTGCGATTATTGCGACACTGGTTGCCGCTTTTGTGCATTTGTGGAACACCAATGAGGGCTTCAAAAACAGCATTCTTTCCATCTGGGAACAGATAAATTCCACTTTTGAACGTCTGACATCGGGAATTGTTGACCGAATCAATGCACTTGGATTTGATTTTCAGAATTTCGGTGAACTGCTGAAAGCGATGTGGAATGGATTATGTAGTGTTCTTGCTCCTGTGTTTGAGGGCGTATTTCAGCATATCTCGGATATTTTCACCTTTGTGACAGATACCATTCTGAGCGTGCTTGATGTATTTATCGGTTTGTTTTCGGGAAACTGGGAACAGTGCTGGAGCGGCATCAAAGGCATTTTTACAGGTATCTGGGATTTTGTAGTTAACCAGTTCAGCAATATTCTGAACACGCTGAGAGGTGTGGCAGATGTATTTCTCGGTTGGTTCGGCACATCATGGAATGAAGTCTGGACATCAATTAAGGACTTTTTCGTTGGAATATGGGACAGTATTTGTTCTGCTTTTCAGGCTGTCGCTGATTTTTTCACAAATATCTGGAATGCAATATCAGCGTTCTTTACAACGATAGCGACTGCGATCTATACCACAGCAGTCACGATTTTTACTTCTGTATATGACTTCTTTGCAGGAATTCTGACCAGTATTCACGACTTTTTTGCTAACATTTTCAATGCGATATGGACGGTTATTTTAACTGTCTGCACCACAATTTACGACACGATCTCAAGCATCTGGAATGCAATTTACAGCTTTATTTCTCCGCTTTTGGAAGCGTTTAAATATCTGTTTGAAACCATTTTTCAGGCAATTCATATCATTATCAGCAATGTGATGGATTGGATCTCGGAAAAGATACAGACCATGTGGAATGCAATTGTTGCATTTCTAACACCATTGCTTGAGGGTATTAAAACGTTCTTTGCAACAATATGGAATGCCATTTATACCGTAATTTCAACGACATTAAGCACTATTTCAAGTGTTGTTACATCCGTCTGGAACGCAATTTCAGGTTTCATTTCAAGCGTGATGAACACCATAAGTTCTGTCATTTCAAGTGTATGGAATACAATCAGCAGTGCTGTTTCCAGTGTGGTAAATGCTATCCGAAACACAGTATCTTCTGTCTGGAACAGTATTTCTTCTACTATTTCATCGGTGATGAATACCATTCATTCGACTGTGACAAGTATCTGGAATAACGTGAAATCTTCAATTGGTTCTATTATCAGCGGTATTTACACCACGATTAAGGGTGGTTTTGATAATGCTGTCAATTATGTCAAAGGTCTTGCATCAGATGCCTGGAACTGGGGACGGGATATTGTTTCCAACATTATTGACGGTCTGAGAAGTATGATCAGCAGTCTTGCAGACAGTGTATCAAATATTGCCGATACGATCCGTAGTTATCTGCACTTTTCCGTTCCTGACGTAGGTCCGCTGACGGACTTTGAAAGCTGGATGCCTGACTTCATGAATGGCTTGGCGGACGGCATCAACAAAAGCAAAAAGGTTGTAGCAAAGGCGGTTTCAGGTGTTGCGGATACAATGAGAGTAACGCTCAATTCTGATCTCAACTACAATCTTGATGGTATGACAAGTGCGATAATGAACGGCAATTCTGAAAGTTCTGTTGTCAACAACTACTACAACAACGACAACAGCCGTACAGTGAATCAGACCAACAATAGTCCGAAAGCACTGTCACGGCTGGAGATTTATCGGCAGACGAGGAATGCGGTGGAGATGTAGAAAAGGAGCGATTTTTGGTCGCTCCTTTATCCATACAAACTGGAATTTATCGGGTTATTTGCACGTAGAAAGTATTAATCTAACCAAGCCCAATCAACAACATCAGTATGTGTTAGTTTATACTTTTCATATTGTTCAACTAGCTCTGATATTTCCTGTTGCGTTAAGGCTATTCCGGTGTTATAATCTTTAATTCCTTCTTTATAAACGATAAAGCCATCTATTTCTCCTGATTTTGCACGAAATTCCGAACTAGCTACAAAGATTTGTCCATTGGTCATTTTGAAGTATGTATTACAAGAACTCCCAAGTATTTCTTTAATTTCTTCCATAAAAACTCCTTGTCTATTTATATTAATTGGTCCAACTCCGATTTGTAAGGCAGATGCCCTACATTTAATTTATTAATAGTATACCACACCCATATACCCAAAGTCAATGAAAAGCAGGTGAAATTTTGTTCTACAAGCTTATTCTCGAAAACGAAACAGGTCAGCAGATCGACCTTTCAAAAACAGCAAACCGATACATTTTCTCCAAAATCAAGGGACTAAATCCACCCACCGGAACAGTCAGCACTTCAAATTATGCAGGAATGAACGGCTCATATCTGAATAATGCCTTCATTGAAAAGCGAAATGTTGTCATTCCTTTTGAAATGCGTGGCTTTGATGTGGAACTCCGCAGACACGAACTATATCGTGTGGTTAAGCCGTCCAGATATATCAAGATTTACTACTCCACAAAAAATATTTCAGTGTATGCAGAAGGTATCGTGGAAACCTGCGAGGTGGAGAACTTTGAAAAGCTGACCAATGGGCAGATTTCTATTCTCTGTCCTGATATTTATTGGTATTCTACAGAAACGCAAATTGCGGAATATTCTCGTGTCAGAGGTGCATTTCATTTTGTCTGTCCAGATAATGATGAACCGTTTCCAATTGGTGCGTATAATACGCAGGATATGATGACGATCAATAACAACGGTGATGAGGTCGGATTCACTCTTGAAGTCAGCGGTGGACCAGCGAAAAATCCGACCATTTACAACGCCCTGACGGACGAATATATGCAGATTTCAGGCGATATTCAAAAGGGTGATGTTATCACCATAACCACAAAAACAGGCAATAAAACCGTTCTTCTGGAGCGTGAAGGCGTTGTGACAAACATCATCAACCGACTTGTTTCAGGCTCAACATGGCTGAATCTGAAAACGGGTGAAAATAAATTCTATGTCCGTGCGTCAGATGGTCTGAATAACATCAAAGTCCGCCTGATACACCGAAATGCGTACTTAGGAGTGTGAGAATGCAGATTGAAATTTACAATATGATTCCTGTTGGAGAGAATATCACCATATCACTTGAGGCTGTTTGCGACAGCTTTTCTTCTCTTTTATGGGACATCGAATATTACAAATGCGGTGCTTTTGAAGTGTATATTGCAGCATCTCCCCGAAATATTGAGATTTTTCAGACAGGAAAAATTGTTGGTCGTGATGATGATAAGGAACATTTCGGACTGATTGAATCTGTGAAACTTGAAACCGATGCCGAAGATGGCGACTATCTCATCATTAAAGGCAGATTTTTGATGTGTTTACTTGAACGCAGAATCATCTATCCCACATTCAACTTTACAAAACTTGTTTCATATTCTCAGATTGTAATGAATGTGGTACAGTATAACGCTTGTACATCGGGTATCAGAAAGATTCCGGGACTTGTTGTCGGCTGTTCGTCTGGTTCTTGTTGGAATACTGAAACCAAATTGCAGGTCAGCTATGACAACCTGATGGAATGGGTGTACACCATCTGTGAGAAAATCGGCGGAACTGCAAATATACGCCTGAGTAAAACCAATAATGAGCAGTATGAAATGATTTTTGAACTTTCGCAGGGTGCTGACAGAAGCATATTACAGGAAGAAAATCCGCACATTATTTTTTCTGACAGGTACAACAATCTTCTGTCTTTCACTTATTTTACAGATACCTCAGTCAAGAAAAATTACGCCTATGTTCTTGGAAAAGGCGAAGGTGAAAAACGTAAGAGAACCATATATTTTGAGGGAACGGAGCCTTCTTCCCTCGACCGCTATGAAGTGTATGTTGATGCAAAGGACATTTCAGATGAAGAACAGGTTGACAATGAAACAAGACCGCTCTCTGACGCTGAATATTCGGAACTTTTGAAAGAGAAAGGCAAGCAGAATCTTGTTCCCACAAAGACAAAATCAGAATCACAGATTGCAGTGCAGTCCACACAGTTTCAATACGGTGTGGACTATTTTGTTGGAGATTTCGTCACTGTAGAACATCACAGGTTTGGTATCAGGCAAAACAAAATACAGCTTGTGGGAATGATTGAGAGTTTCGACCACAACGGCAGAAATCTCACACCAACATTTAAGGAGGTCTAAAAATGGCATTTTCATTTGGATTTTTTAACGCAAAGAATCTTGACAGAACGTATACTGCTGAGAATTTCAATGACTATCTCGGCAGTATCATCTGTGACGGGATTCAGGACAACTTCGGACAGTGTTTCAAGCAGTCTGCAAGCAAATTGAAACTGACGATAGGCAGCGGAAAGGCCTGGATTCGGGGGCATTACTTCATTTCGGATACGTCATATACCTATGATTTATCCCGCTATGTGGACGAATCCCTGCCGAGATATATGGCGGTTGGAATTTGCTG